TATTTCTCAAAAACACTGATTGTTCCTCGTGTGCAATCGGTGTTTTTCGTTCTTGACTCTTTGTGGTCAGCGCCTAGCTTCCGTTGCTGTCTAGGTGGGAAGGAGGCCATGAGGTTACGCGAGAATGTGATTGCTGCCGTCAAAAAGGCAGGAGTGTCGGTCTATTTCGTAGACCGCCGCATTACGAAAATATGGAACACAGACCGTGATAGAGAGGACCCAACCCACTTTGGCGGCTGGTACTGGAACCGCACAGAACGAGGTCGTGTTGTTGAGACCGACAAGGAAGGCCCATTTCGTAGCGAGATGGCCGCTTACAGGGATGCCTATGTGAAGCTGCAACTTAGGCCTGATTCCCCAAAAACACCGATGAAGCAAAAGGCGTAACCCTCTGTCTCATCAGTGTTTTTCGCTATATCCCCCAAATTCAAGCCTCTAGGAAGCCTCAGGAGCGGCTTGTTTGCTCTCAGGTAGGGTAGGACCTACCGGGGCATACTTGCCGTTCCTGAGTCATCTGTGTGCCTTCTGGGGCCTATCTAGCAGGCTAGCTGGGTTAGATTCCGCAGCTACCGCCCTTGCCGCCAATGTCGCAAATATCATGCGTCTGGACGGCCTCTTCGAACTCCTCGCCTAGCTTCTCGACCGCTTCGCTGTACGGCACGCTGGTCAGAGGCTGGCCACCACGCGACCCATCAGGGTAACAGGTGAAGCCACGCAGGCGATGGGCATAGCGGGCAAGCGTGCTAGCGAACTCAGGCACCTTGTCCTCGTTGTTGAGCGCAGAGCCCCAAGAGGGGAGATTGATGGTGCTCGAGATCGCCTGATCCACATAGTCCTGCACGTCAGCTTGGAACCGAATGCGGCGCTCGAAATCGTCAGCGAGGTCCACAGCCGATTCGATGTTGTCAGGGTTCACCCCGTACAGGTCGATAAGCTCCTGTGCCGTACCGTCTACGACATATTGATAATGCCAGCGGTTCGTACCCTTCAGGTATCGCCGTTTGTAAGCCACAGCGAACAGAGGCTCAACACCAGTGCTTGTCCCAGCAAGAATGCCGATAGTGCCTGTAGGAGCAATGGCCCGCTTGGCCACAGGTTCAGAGCAATCAAAAGCAGCGGCGAGTTTGCGAGCAGTATCGTCGCTAACACGCTTGTAAACAGCGAGCCAGCGGTGAAGCTCAGGAGTGACTTCATATTTTGAGTTCCGTTTGATAAGCCATTCGTGCATACCCATCAGGCCTAGACCCAATCGGCGGTTCTTTTCCCGCACTTGGTAGATTTTCTCGTAGGGCAGTTGTGCCTTGAAGGTTCCACAGAGCAGGAAGGCGGTGGCGAGGTCCACAACGTCAGCAAATTCCTTAATGCTGTCGATACGTCCCATGTTGATGGAGCCTAAGTTACATACGTCCGAATCGTCCTCGCTAGTCACCTCAGTGCAAGCGTTGCGAAGCGTCTCGCGTTCCTTCTCAAAGAAGTTGAACGAGAACCCCGGCTCAGCAGACTTGAGGGCTTGCTTCACGTTCTCCATGAACACATCGCCGACTTCCCCGGTTTCCCAATATTTCATCAGCCACTTCGTGTCGTAGTTGATCGAAATGTTTGTCATATCTAGGGGAGCCGGAAAGTTGAAGTCCGTCTGCTTCACGTCCCAGAGCGTCTGACCGGTCGAGCCAATCGGCATCGAGCCCCAATCCTTAGCCTTGAGAAACTCGTGAACGTCTCCGTGCTGCCAGTTCAGCGAGGCGTAGATGGCAGAGCGACGAGAGCCACCCTGCATCACGCGCCTGCCGATCTCGTTCAGCATGTTCATCTTCGGGATTGGACCACTAGCCGTACCACCAGTACGGCCCAGAGGAGCGCCAGAAGCACGATAAACACTGTAGTCAACACCGATACCACCTCCTGTCATCAAGCAGCTTTCAGCCTTCCACGAGAGGTTGGCCCAATCTTCACGGCTATCTTCCTCAGCACGAAGCAGATAACAGTTGTTGAAGAACTTAGCTGGCCTGCCTGCATAATACAGGTAGCGACCACCGGGGATAAACTTTAGGTCTCTGATATATTCGACCAGTTGGCGTTTATCATCGTCAGGCAGCATATTGCCACAAACGTCTTCGACAAGGGTATGAGCTAGCTCGCTCCAAGTCTCTGCCCCTTCGTGGGCATATTTCTGCTTAAAGATGTGTTCCGAAAAAGCAGTGCGGAACATTGGGTTTTCATTTGAGCGCCAACGGGCCATATAATAGAGTCCTTTCTTATTATTCAGCGATTATCGCCATCGCCTTTGATTGTATTGTTCTGTTTACGCTTCAGCAGCTTGTCTAGGTTCGCCACAGCAATGTCGTTGAGGTCCATTCCGAACTCATCAGCGACCATGGCAAGGAACCACAAGCAGTCACCAAGCTCATGGACGAGAGCGATGCGGAATCGTTCGTCTTCCCACACGTTGGTCACGCCAAGGTCTCCCCGTAGTGCCTTGGCTATTTTGCCACATACTTCTCCCGCTTCTGAAGCCAAGCCAAAGAGCGTGTAGAGTTGGGCATTGTGTCGTGGGTAGATCGCAAACGTCTTCGCTGCGTCTTGGTAGGTGTTTAGTTCCATCGTTCATTTGCTCTTTGTGTAAAATGCAGACACAGGAATCGGATGAGGGTCCTCTGTCAAATCGAAGATTGCGTTCTGTAGGCTCTTGATCAGGCCCTGCACGCCCTCCTCAGGGTCAACCGTAAGGTTCGGCTCGCTGTAGACCAACGGCAGATCGTCCTTGTCCCAATAGACCTCAGCGAGAAACAGGTCGCCATTAACAAGCTGAATCACGCCATACGACCAGTTGGCGATAGGCATCTCAGGAACCTCTTCCTCGTCGGGGGAGCGAAGCTCGTTGAGCCACTCCCAGAGGTCCATCTGTTCTTCCTTCGCCGTGTCCTTAGCCATTGGCCTTCTCCTCACGATCAATCAGAAGGTCGATGTAGTGACGAGCCTTCTTTAGGTCCTCAATACCGTTCTTGTTCTTCCAACGGGTGAGATACTTCACCGCATTGGCTTCACACCAACCAAGGTTGTTTTCCAGAATGTAGTCGATGGGCTGGATCGAGTTCTTGGTGTAGTGCTCACCGCCAACCTGTGTGTCCTTAGGCGTAGGCGAGAGGCGTTCCCAAGCTGCAAATGAATCATACGCCCCATCCTCAAACTTGAAGGTCTTGGGGTCATCAGGGTCCATAGGACACACAGCGCAGTAACCCGAAGGCGTATCGACGTTCCCGCAAGTGCCGGGGTTCTTTACGCAGTAACAGGTGGCAACCATAGTTTCACTTCCTTCTTAGCAGCATCCCAATCGCTAGCCCTAAGAATGCGGGCCATGCGTGCTTGGGTCAGAGCTTGTTCTTCTGTTAGCTTTGCGTGCTCGTAAGCAGCCACAACCTTGAGCCAAAGCTCGCCAAGGTCCTTGGTCTCACCAAACAGCTTCTCAGCCGTCTTAGGACCAATACCGGGACAACCGGGATAGCCATCCGTCACATCGCCGGTAACGGTTTGAAACATGAAGTTCCAATCCGCTTCCTCTTCCGTTATCTGTGTCAGTTCGTTTTGCCGATACAGCTTGCACGGAACGGTCTTGAGGTCCTTGTCTTCGGAAACCACAATGCAATTATCGAGGTTGCCGTTGGTGGCCCAAATACCAAGCACATCGTCAGCCTCTAGGCCGGGATAGGAATAGCAAGGGAACTCAGATTCAATCCTGTCCCGCACGCGAGCAAAGCACAGAGGCTTGCGCGTCCCCTGCCGTGGAGCCTTGTAGGGCTCATAGAGCTTGGAGCGGAATGAGGCACCCTTGGTAAACGCAATGCGAACCTGAGAGCTATCGAGTTTCGTCTTGATTGCATTGAGTTGACTGACGAACATCTCATAGGCTTCAATTACACTGGAATAGAGAACGTGGTTGTCTTCGTCCCACCTAATCTCATTCTCCGATGCACTGGTTGCCTTGTAGAGCAGTAAGTCGCCGTCAATCAGAAGTGTCGGCATATCGTTCGTTGACATAATCCCTCAAGTCTTCATAACCACCAATATGAATTGCACGGTGTCCCTCATGGGGACGAATCCAAACCTGAGGAACCGTGGTGTACCCAAGGTCCCTCATAAGGTTGCGGATGATAGGTGCTTCTTCAAGATTGTAGTTGGCGTAATCAAGATTGTACTTATTGAGCAGGCTCTTGGCCTCTACACAATATGGACAGTCTTTCTTGCTAACTAGAATAAACCTCACCTATCACTCCTCGTTCTTTTCCCACTTCGTCTCAAACTCAGTGTGAGCGTCACGATAGACAAACTTCACAAAGCCATCAGCAGGCTTGAAGTATTTGGAGACAACAGGGATTACGTCCTGCACCTTAAAGTCTTTGCAGCTAAACACGTCGAAGTACGCATCACCCGTTGCAGCAACGAAGTGAGCGCAGATGTTGGACGTTTCGATAAGCTGGACAAGCGTGAAGCCACCCTTCGATGGATCGTGGTTGGCGAAGTCCACAATGATAGGCTCGCCATAGGCCGTCATGTCGATTGCTTCGACAAGCTCCTTCACGAAAGCACGGACGGTCTCTGCGTTTGTAATTGCTTCTTTGTCACAGCCATGAACGTCAATCATGGCGTGATAACCCCAAGGTTTGCTCATTTGTTTCTCTCTGCTAATGCCATCACTTTGCGCCCGTAGCGACTACAGTGAGGCTTCTTATTCAGTCCGCTGTTGTACAGCGTGACCCCGTGGCACGTTGGGCCACCCTTAGAGATAGCGAGGGACAGATACCTGATGCCTGCTTCTATCTCATCATCACAATGTTTGAACGGATACCTGA